TGCGTAATCGCGTTGCATCTCTTGTACCTGAGATTGCACTGCTTCGTCAAATTGCGTTTTGTATAGTGACAGCGTCTCTGGCGCTTTTAAAAACGCAGAAGCCTCGTACAGAGCCGCAGCAAGCATAACCGCAGGCGCGTTAGTGTCTATCCATGTATTAGCATTAGACGAACTGAGGCCCGTCTCAGGCGCAATAAAGTCCACGCTATAGGCCAGCGCTGCTGACGGCGTAGGTGCTAATGTAATGACTGTCCCAGCCGTTCCTGCGCTATCTGTGCTGTACATGCGTGGGGTGCCTTGAGTTGTTGCATTGGGCCAGTAATCTCGGATGTAAGAATCAACCCTGTGGTCAAGATACGTCACAACATTTGTGTCTGTAATTGATACCTGTCGGATCATTCTCGCCGTTGGGATTGTGTATGACGCCGTGCCTGCCACAAGATTAGCCGCACTAGATGTGGCGCGAAAGCATGGCATATTTGGCAGTCGCTGAAAGATCATTTCTTCGGCCTGCGCTATGATCGTGTCAATTGATGCGACAAACTCTGTCGAGTCATCTTCCAAAAATGCTTGGATGTTGGCCTTTAGTGTTGTGTAGCTCATGTTATTCGCCCCATCCATCTTCTCCCCAGCCAGCGTTACCCCAGCCAAGTATATCTATGCTTTCATTTCCAACGCCACCTGTGCCACCAACACCAGTAGCAGTTGGTGATCCGACAATTGCTTGGCTTCCAACAGCACCTGTTCCACTTGCGCCAGTCACACTATCGCTTAGTTCAACTACAACTGATGCAAAGACAGGCGTATTTGCCTGACCTCCCATAGCAGAGTGCTGGGTGCAATAGTAGTAAAGTGTCGGTGCAGAATTTGCGACAACTATCTGGGTGTAAGCCCCAGCATTCCCCGGTGTCCCTGACGTTGTCACTCCTGTGGTGTATTCACTTCCCCCAGCATGCGTTCCGTTTGGAGTGGATGAGAACCTGAGTGGATGCCCAGAATTGCTGCTGTCGGACTGATCGAAATAATATGTTCTGCTTTCCATTAATTCCAGCGTGTCTTGCTGAACGCCAGCGATAAAGTATTTGTTTGCCCCACCAACATTTTGAACCGTCACTGCCAAGGTTTGCACTGCTGCTACATCTATTGCAACTTCTCCAGAACCAGATGATCCTGTGACACTGATTTCTGTAGTGATAAGCAGTGAAATGGTGCCAACAGCACCTGTTCCACTAGCGCCAGTTACGGATGTGTTTTCCACATCAAATCTTGATACCTTTCCAACACCACCCTTGCCATGAACTCCAATGCCCGGTCTTTGGCGAGGGTCTATAAACGGATCGTAATTAAATCCAATAAATATTTCGACATTTTCGGGGTCATTGTCTGGCCGTGGATTGAACAGGGCTGTGGCATCAACAACATTTTTTGCAGGCGTTAATTGTGGGTTTTTTGGTTCCCAATCTTCTGGCGCTACGCGCAGGCCGTCCCAAGTCGTTTTTAATTGCGTATAGGCAACCCGAAGGCCGCTTCTATCGCTTATCGCTTGAGATTTTTTGCCTCGTGCGTATTTTGCCATTAATACAAATTCAGCGCAGTTGGCTGAACCCTCAAACTTACGCCATCATTATCTGACGCTGCCGCAAACGTGAATGCCCTTTCATAGATTTCGTTTAACACTTGAAACCTGTCTGGAGCATTTTTCAGAGCCAGCTTGCTTGCCAGCCCCGCGCAAATGCAGTCGCTCCATCGATATGGAACGTCAGCGTCTTGATTGCTGGCCGTGATGTCATCTAGCTGGTTTACTGACCAATAATTCAAGCTGTATGTGGTCACGTCTGGTATTTGCCAGATGTAAATCAACGGCGTATATTGCTTGTCCAGCATATACTGTGATGGCTTTCCCGAAGATGTTTTGTTTGGCAGTTGGTTATAATCCGCAATCGACACACGATTAATGATTTGATCGGACGTGTCTGTGCCTGCGCTATCTCTAATGACGGCGTCCATAATGTCGATAGTGCCAGCAGGAAGCGTGTACGGCGTTGTCTGGTCTTTTACCAGCGTCAGGGTTCTTTGCTCTACTGCCCAGTAATTGATGCCTCTGTTGGCCCACTCACTAAACAACAGGTTTAGGCTGCGCCGTGCAGACACAGCCTTGTAACCTGTTTGGGTTTGCGGATCGATCCCACACCGCTCAAATGCCTCTGCGATGATTTCTTCAACATCTGGGCGAAACGCTACTGTGCCTGATAGTGCCATGAAGCAATCCTATGCGTAATGTTTTTTCATCCGCATGACGATATTATATGTATCGCCAGCGGCCCCAAGGCCAGTTGTTGTGAACAGGACATCACCAGTTGTGCTTCCATATTCTACAGTTGATGGCAATCCACCAAACTTGCTGAAGTCTTGGTATCCAATATCATCAGCCGCCATATGCATCATAATGACATCTGTGCCTGCGTCTGCTTCCACCATGACTGTCATGCCTTGGATTATCCACCAGCACTCCAAGAGACTTACCGAATTGCAGGACGCACCGTTTGCGCTTTTTGCCAAAGTTGAGACATCAACTTTTTTCACGGCATCTTCATCGCCAGTATCAACATATTGCAATTGGAATGCCATGACTACTTCACTGGTGTTTTCAGTAATCGTTTTCACACTTGTAATGTTAGCCATCTATGACCCTCCTATAAATTGTTGATGGGGCCGAAGCCCCACCAATTAAGATGCATCCGAAGAGCTAGATATTCCAAAGAATTTTAGAACAATTACTGTATCACCACCGGGATCACCTGACACAACAAGTTCAACTTCATCGCCTACAAGGCCACTTGCGCCTGTCGTAAAGCCTGACATGCCCAACACACCGTTGCATCCAAAGAAGCCTTTAAATCCTACGCTGTTAACTGCAACACTAATGCCGTCTACATAACCGTCTGTATCTGCATCAGTACCAATGTCTTGAAGATTAACTGCATTTGCAGCCGCAGTGGTTACTGCAATGGTTACGCCCATAGGAATAAAGTTCACTGGGATACCAATGGCCGCTTCTTTGCCTGTGGTTGCGCCATTTGCAACAGTTATGGTTGCTTCATATGTTTGAAGCGTCATTGTGCTTGTGACAGCGCCTGTTGTTGTATTTTTCGTAATGTCTTGAAAGCCATTTTCAGACCGTACTGGGCCTGTGAATGTTGTATTAGCCATGATGATCTCCTGTCGTGGCAAGTGTCAGCCACATTGTGCGGCTGTCAGGGATGTCGGCACAATACAACAGGTCTGAACAAAAAGAAAGGGCGATCCGAAGACCGCCCCAGTTTACCCAACAAGGAAGAGGAGAGTGGGTTGTTTATGCTGCGCCTTCGGTTCCGAAGATGCCGCGCCAGTCGGTGAACCCGAAGCTGTAACGCTCACGAACTTTATACCGCACGTTGCCAGTCTCAAAGTCGCCTTCCATACCCTTTTTCATTGCTGAACGGGTGAAGTGCTTCAGACCATCTGGAACGTCAGTGGTAATAAAGAACGCATCTGGATCGGTCAGACGGCGCATGATGTGATAGCCCCGTGGCAGATAACCACCAGCCTTAATCGCGTTGATGTCGTTATCGGCAGTGCTTGGACGCAATGCTGATTCCAGCAGGCGCTCTGCGGTGAACTGATAAGCAGTTGGAATAACCAATTGCATACCTTGTGCCGCAATGCGAAGGCCACGATCATCTTTCATGTCGCTGATGTTAATCAGGATCGACTCAAGAGATGTTTCAGACAGATCAGCCGCCGTGGCAAGCACGTTGGACTGGTTGCCGTTCTGTGTTGGGTGCGATGCACTCAACATGGTTTGACCGTCACCACCAGTAAATCCAGCGGCTTGAGCGTTATTCAAGACGTTAGCGGCCTTGATCTCTTTGGTCGATGCCATTGAACGTGCCAGCGCCTTTGTGTAGCGCGAAGCCAGCGAACCATACTGACCATCTTCTTCAGCTTCCTCAGTGATTGAGAACGCCAAGGCGATGGTTTCGTGCTGGTAACGCGCAGTCCACTGTTGGCTTGCGCTGTCATAAGAGACGGCTCCACCTTCAGTTTTTGTTGGCGCTTGTCCAAATCCACTCAAAAGCACGTCTTCCTCGTAAGCCTTTTGAGAGCTATTCGATTCAAAGACGGCCTCGTATTCAGCGGGATAGCTGTCGTACTCAAGTCCAAAGAGAGTGTTCAGACCCGGCTCTAGAGTTTTTGCAAAACTCGCTCTATTCATTGCCATTGTTCATGCCCTCCTTATATACCAGCGGTGGCTTTGAGAATATGCTCGTTTACAAGCACCTCAACCACTGCGTTTGCGCCGAAAGCATTATCTGGTGAATCATACAATGCGATGATTTTGGCACTTGCTGTGCCAGTACCCATTGTTGAGTTCAACTCAAACGCTGACCTTCCAGTTATTGTGGAACCTGTTCCAGCAACAACATCGGCGCAGTTGCCGATATTTGTCTGTGCAGGCGATCCATCAGACTGGACTTTATACACGATATATGGATCGTCATAAACATATGCACATATATCTGTAGCTGTTGTTCCTGACGGCCAATACTCACTGTATACATATGAACCATCAGAGGCAGTGTACGACACACCGTCAAACACACCGATATTGTTGGTTTCTGTCGCAGTGTGAGGTGTGATAACCCCATCTGCTGTCAGAATGCAGAGATCACCCGAAAAGATGTTCTCAGCCAAACCAGACGTAATGGTATATTTATTGGTGCGAGGTGCATTACCGCTCATGTGACGGACGGGTACAAACCCGAATGCGGCGTCTACATTTGCCATTTTTCGCTCCTATAGCGTTAAGGTTAATCGCTCATGGCAGAAAGTGTTCTGCCGCGACTTACTTCGGACTTACGTTCTTGATAGAACGTCTGCCCACTACGCCGTCCAAACGCATCAAGCTCTCCTGAGACTGCTTCATTTTGCTCTTCGTTTTTGCCTTCGTAATACCGTTTTTGCGCGGCATGACGTTCCTTTGGCATTTCGCAAAGCAACATTCCTTCAATCCCAATTGATCCTGTCCACTGCCCATGATTGATAGTCGGAAACAACTTTTCTTTCACAGTGTCAGCAGAGCGTGGCTCCCAACCTTCGCGCATTCTTTTATACACGTTGTCGGGGGTGTCTTTCCCTTGAATCGAGGTTGCGACCCAGCGTTGGACATAGCCGGGACGGGCTTCTGGTGCGTCCAACAGTGCTGGTGGTTTCCACGCCGCTTCTGTGCGAGATTGCTCGTCGCGGGTGGAAGATCGTGATTGTTCTGCACGAACATTTCTTTTCTCAGGCATGACTATTGTTCCCTCTGTTGACGGCGAATTTCGGCTTCATACTTCTTGAGACCACGTTCATCGTTTATACCAAGTTCCCTAGCCATTCTAAGCTGCTCTTGCGTCATACGCACACGATTGCCCTTGTAAGCTGAAGACCCGCCCGTAGTGGGGGCGACTGGAGACCTACCTTTTGGCCTTTGCTTCGGACTTGGCCCTGACTTTAACTCAGGAAATACTTTTTGTAAACGTCCGTTAAGTTGCGCGTAATATTCGTCGCTATTCTTGTCGAACCCTTCCAAATCTAATTGCACATCTATGGCCCGTGCAGCGGCTGTTTCTCGTTCAAAACCTGTGGCATTAAACCAGTTATTTTGCTGCCACCATGACATTGCTTTCTCAGGTGGCTGATTGCCTTGCGCCTGTTGCTGACGCTGTGGCTGCTGTTGTTGGCGTTGCTGCTGACGCTGCATATCCTGCCGCCGATACTGATCGGTGGCTTGTGCCACGCGCATGGCCGCTCTCATATCTGCCATTTGCTCTTGAAAGTTGACTTGGGCATCTGTGTCGCCCTCTTCAACTGCCTTGTGCAGCGCCTGCTTTGTTTGCTGGTATCGCGCGTTGAACTCCTGTTCAGCGTTTTGCTGCGATCCCTGCTCCAGACGCTCTAGCCGCTTTTGCAGTTGCGCGTTATGCTCTTGTATTTGCCGCGCTTGTATTTCAGCCTCTCTGCGCTGCGCTACGAGCTTGCTAATGCGCTTCTGCACCTTTGGCCCATAGTCTGGCTCCTGATCATCAGCGGCCTCCACAGGGGCTTCCTGTGGCTTCTCAGGCTTTGGCTTTGGCTCGTCGGTGATTTCTATTTCAAAATCATCCTCCTTGCCTTCCTTGGCCGCTTGGATTTCGGCCTCGATTTCTTCAAGAATTTTCTCTTGTTCCGACATGGCTCTACCCCAAATATGCGGCGACTTCGACGCCGTCTGGTAAAATGGACGTTAGCTCATCGTCATTGAGCAATAGAAACTTTACGCCCTTCACAACGATTTTCTGACCAGCGTATTTACCGTAGGTCACGCGATCACCGATTTTTGGCAATACGCCAGACTTCCAGCGTTCTCCTGTGTCGCGGTCACGATACGCTAAGTCACCCATCTTACAGACGGTGCCGTGGGCGGTTAGGTATTCCTCGTTGTCTTTTGAGGTATCTGGCAGCAAAATGCCGCCTGCGGTCTTCATTTTTACCTGATTTGGCTGAACCAAGACCTTCCAATTCATGGGAATTGGGACTTGATGGGAACCAATGGTCGCACCAGTTTCTTCATCTTCGTATCTGCGTTCATGTTGATGAGACATGGTTATTCATCCTCTTTGTTTATGCTTTTGATCGTGTCATGTATTACGTCAGATGCTTGTTCTAGCCCCTCTGCAATACCCACGTTTTTTTGATATGCTTCAAAGTCAGACATTCGACCCCGAAGCATACCGTCAGCTATTTCAAGCCGTCTCTTTTCCAGATTGTTTCTGATCTGCTGGAGCAGATCGCTTATTGTCATTCTTAACGCCTCCCGACATGGAGACGCCTGTGACGTGTACTGTTACGTCTTTATTCTCTGTCATCAGTATCCCCTTTTCATTGATTTCTTTTTAGCCTTCTTTACCATTTTCTTTTTCTTTGCAACCTTTGCAGATTTTTTTTTACCATATTTCATTTTATTTCCTTTCATCAGGGAGGGAAAGCTGGCTCTACTGAGTGACATCGTAATCGCCAACGGGGTTTTGCATTTCCATCATTTTTGCGTTTTCTGCGGCTGTCATGCGATCAAATTCGCCATAAATTAATTCTCTTGTGCGCTGTGCGTCTGGTGTCATAACTTGTGGTGGCCGTGGTGTTTTGGTTAGACTTGCTAGTGCGCCAGCCGTATTAACATTTGGTGGACTGAGAACGTCATACGGATTGCCGTCCGTTCTTTTTAGCCCACTAATAGCGTCAGCCTGCGCTATTGACGCAAAGTCATTTGGCATTTTTGGCATTGCAGACTTAATCATACTTTCAAAGCTGGCGGGTAGCGCATCTTCTGCCTTTCGGGCAAACTTTGAAAGAAAATCCATAGCCCCCGCAGGGATCGATTTGACAGTGTATTTTAAAGATTTTGCAACAATCGCTGTCTCTCCGAAGCCTAATAACATATCAGCCAAGTCTTCTTTCTTGCCGTCATAATATTGCTTTATGACATTATCTTGGGGGGTCAACAGTGCGGCCAATCTTACAGTAAATGGTAACTGCTCCATTGCCCTGTCATTTGCGATGGAAAAATCATCTGTTTCTTTTGTTTCTTGAAGCCTCACAAACGCATCTTTTGCATCAAAAAGGCCACCAACAAAGGGTATGTCAACGTATCCCATACCGTAAAACCCACGGCCCTCTCCACCGAACATATTGCCTGCTTTTCTGTAGTCTTCTGCGCTGTAGTTTTCGCCCCCAAGCTGCCTTGCGTATTGCTCTACAGCTATGTCCCTTGTAGGCGTTCTGCTGGGAGCAACATCAATTCCCTCTGCACTTCCAAGGGTTATGGGGCCGTCAGGCAATTTTTCTCCAGTGTTAGCTTCAATGTAGGGGCCAAATTTATTTTTAAATATTTCCTGACGCTCAGACATTGTTGTATAGTCAGGACGTATTAAGTTTCTTCCAAAACGCTCAGTCACCAATTCATCAGGCATGAGTTGCCCATCTCTTCTATATGTTTCAGCCATCAGACCTGTCCTCCAGACAATTCTCTTGCCAATATTTTTAGGGTATCAGCGAAGCCCTTGTCCAGTTCTTTTGCCGCCATTGCAAACTTGC